AGGAGTCGTTGTACCGAGTCCAAAGTTCCCCGCCACGCTGCTCGTCCCCGTCCCGCTGACGGTGAGGTTGCCGGTGGTAACGATGTTGCCAGCCGCAATCGTCGTGTAGTTGGTTGCGAACGTCGGGTCAGAACTAATCGCGAAGTTGGCTACGCGAGCGCGGAGGATGTCGTTGTCCCCGCTTTGATAGAGGTCCACGTTGTAGTTTGACGACGCCCAGCGAATAACTTTTCCGCCTGAGGCATGACTGAGCCGAATGTTGCCGGTGCTTTCGGCTGCCCCCGTATTCGTAATCTGCGTCCCGCTGACGGTGAGGTTGCCGCCTACCGTCGCATTTGTTTGAATCGCGGTAGTGGTCGCGTTAAGGTTGATCGTGTTGGCTGCGCTGGAAAGAATCTGCGCCGTGCCCAGCAGGTTGAGGTTGAGGATATCTCCACCATCAAGAGAAACACCACCGGCTGCATAAAGCAGACCGGTGATCTGGCTCGTCCCCGCCCCGCTGACGGTGAGGTTGCCGGCGAGGGTGGCGGCTGTGCTCGTCAGCGTGAGAGCAGAGGTGCCGTTGATTCGTGACTGAATTGTTCCGCCGGTCGGCGCGTTGAAGTAGAGATTGCTGTCTCCGCTCGCACCGCCACCGATGCCTAGCGAGCCTGCCACCGTCGTGTTGCCATTAAGCGTGATTGCGCCGTAGTTCGTCGCGTCGGACCACTGGTTAATGATAACCTTGCCGAAAGAGGAGCCAAACGTTCCTGCGCCAGATAAATTGACGCTCGTGCCGGTCGCCGCGCCGATGTTGGGCGTGACCAGCGTGGGCGTGTTGCTCAACACAACCGAGCCCGTGCCGGTCGAGGTCGTGACGCCGGTCCCACCGTTCGCAACTGCAACTGTTCCGGTGAGTCCGAGAGTGACCGACGTGTCCGCGTTCGTCACCGCGATGTTGGTGCCACCCGTGAGCCGGTTCGCCTTCCAAAGCGAGTTCGTCGCGTCGTACATCAGCAACGATCCCGCGAGCGGAGGCGTCGTGATTTGCACGTTGTGCAGTTCCTCCAGCTCGTAGCCGTTCTGGATCCTCACGTACAGCTCGCCGTTGCCCATGTTGGCGCGCTCGACGATGCCGACAAAGACTAAATGGTTTGGCGCGTAAGGTTTCGTCGCGGTGAACGTGCCCGCGCTCGCTCCGAGATACACCGCGTCACCGTCGTTATACGCGGCAAGGTTTAGTCCATCGACAACGCCGACGCATGTCACCGTGCCGGTGCCGTTTGGCGCGATGCTCGTGTCGGAGACAACGCCAAACGTTTTGTTGCTCGTCGCGTCGCTCGTATTGTTGGCGAGCTTGACCGATGGAAAACCACCGGTCGCGCCGAAGAGATACACGACTTGGCCTTTGGTGATCGCGACGCTGTCCGCGTTCTTCACGGTCGCGGTCAGCAATTCCTGCGCGCCGCTCGCGTCGATGGTGATCGTGCCTGCGCCGTTCGTGATGGTGACGCCAGTGCCCGCGGTCAGCGTGTTGTTCACGAAGGCCGAGCCGTTGCCAATGAGCAGTTCGCCGTTTTGCGGAACCGCGGTTAGATCAGTAAGCGAGGTCGGACCGCCACCGCCTCCGGTGCCGCGAGCGGCGACCAGAGTCCAGTCGGCAGAGGAGCGCGTCGGTCGCGTCTTGTTGCCGTCGATTGCCGAGGTGTACGAGTCGCCGTTGATCGTGACGAGATCGAGCTTGTTGTAGGTCTCGCCCGCTTGCCACTTGCCGCGAGGATTGAGCGACTTCGGCTCGGCGAACTCCTTGCGCAGTTGGTCTATCTCACCCGCACGCGGGAAGCGCGCCAGCTCCGCGGTGACGATGTCCTTGACCGCGCTCGGCAGGCTCGCGGCGTGCTCGGCGATCTTCTGCTCGGCCTGCGCGACAAGGCGCGTGTTCTCTTCGCGCTCCGCGATAATCGCGTTGTATCGCGCCTGCGTGCTGATCTCCAAACTCTTCGCAAGGTCGATGATCTTGGCCTCCAGCGCAGCGCCAAGCGCAGCGGTCTTGTCGGAGGTCTGCTTCGTCGTCCAGTCCTCAAGCTCGGCGCGCAGTTGCGGCTCGGTCTCCTCGAACACCTTCTCGACCTCCGCGTTCAGATGCTCGCGCAGTTGCGGCAACTGCTCCACGAGTTGCTTGAGCTCGCTGCGCTGAATGATCGCGAGTTCGATCAGCCGGTCGATCTGGGTCTGGGTATCCATGTTGTGATTCATTTTCCGCTTTTCGGTGCCTTGTCTGAGCCGACGATTGCGCCGCGTTCTCCGACCTTCGCAAACTGTCCTTCATGCTGCCTCATGCAGACCGCGGTGCGCTGCTCGGAGTCTGGAAACTCGGTGGTCGCGACGGGATCCGCCATGCACCGCGTCATGAAGTCGTCGTGCGTCTCGCCTGCGTTCGGCGTCGGCAGGTCGAACTTCTTCGCCTCGAAGATTTGCGCGGGCGTCTTGCCGAGCACGAACGGTTGAACATGCGCCGCGCTGCGCTTGTCGAGTTCCTTGCGGTATTGCTCGACCGCGGTCAGCCAGTCGTTCGCGTTCGCGGGCGGTTGCTTGATCGCAAGTTGAATCTCGGTCGCTGCGCTGAACTGAACTTTGTCCGGCTGCGCGCTGTTCTCGGTGCGCTGCTTGTTCAGCCGCTCGACGATCGCGTTTGCCCACGTCCGGCCTTCGTCGCCGCCCCAGCCCTGCCAAGCCTGCCAGCCCTTGCCCTGCTCGGACCACGTCGAGCCCTGCTTGTCGACTTGGTGCCGGTCGAAGTACGCCTTCATGCGCCGCACGGTCTCCTCGGAAAGCGGCTTCTTGTTCTGGATGTCTCGAGCGCGGGCGAGACCGACCGCGGTCATGCCGCGTTGCGACGGTGGTTTCGAGCCGCGTACCTCGAGCGCCCGGCGGGCGTTCGCGGCCATCCGATCGTTCGGGATGTACGAGTCCTCGGCAAAGTTGATCGTGATGAGATCGGCCGAGTTGTTGACCTGCTCGACGGGAGCATCCGGCGTTGCTCCCTCCGCGACGTCGGCTGGCGCGTTGTCCACGGTTCCTTTTCCGGTCGTCGCGTTGACCGCATCGACCGACTGCTGCGTGACCTCGGTTCCGAGCGCCGCCGCCATCGAGGGATTCGCCGGCAACTGCTGGGTCGTCATGCGGATCGCCGTCTCCGGGATCTCGTACTTCTGCGCGAGCTCCTTGACGTAAGCCGCCTCCATCGCGATTTGCTCGAGCCGGCCGAAAGCGTCGGTGCCCTGCTCGGCCGCGATCTCTTGCAGCGACTTCGCGCCCTGCCGGTTTTCGTTCATGTTCGCCGACGACTCGCGACCGACGTCGATCGTGATCTTCGGCGGGAATCGCCACTCGCCGCGGGTCGCACGCTTGAGTGCCTGCACCATTGTCTCGCCGGTCTGGAGCGGCGGCGGCGGGATCTGCTCGCGGGCGATCGCGTCGAGGATCACCGCGTTCTTTATCGGATCGAGCACCTTGTCCACGAGGACGCCTTGATGCCGGACAAACACGCGATCAGCCGCGGCGAACTCGGCGCGAACGCTCGGTCCCTTAAAGTCCTGCGTGCCGAACAGCACGCCTTGCGGGATCCCGATGCCGATTGCTATCTCGTGCATGAGGTGTTGCACGAATCCGGAGAACGCCTGCGACGGACGCGACGGCATGACCTCGATGCGATCCGCCGCGCCAAAGTAGCGGATCATGCCGACCTCGGAAAGTTCGTTTTTCTGCGTGTTCCCGTTCGGCAGCGTGATCGACGGATTCGGCGTGAAGAGATTCCGCGGGTTAGCCGCGGCCTTGTCCGAAAACACGAGCGCGGCCTGCTGCGCGGCAAAGCGGACGCCGGTCTTTTCGGCCTCAAGGATCGCGTACAGCATCCGCGCTGAGCGCGAGCACGCATGGAAGTCGGAGACGCCGCGGAACTGATCCGAGCGGAACGGATCGAAGAAGTGGCAGAAGTTCGAGGCCGGCACTTCCTCCGGGTCGAAGTAAACTCCGTCGCGGGTGACGCGGTAAATCTGGTACGCGACCGGGCGACCGTACTCGTCCACGATCACGCCTTGGTAATAATTGACCGGCTGCGCCGTAAGCGCGTTCGGGTTGCCTATGCGCGTCGCCGGCACGATCTGGATCTTCAGCTCGTCATCGAGCCGCCGCAGAATGAATCCGAAGTCGCCGTCAACCGGCCGCTCTTCGCACCCGATCTGCACGAGCTTGCGGAACGAGTGCCGGCCGCTGACGTCGGCGCGCTTGCACCAGTCGTGAAAGTATTCGTTGACGATGTTATTGTACGCCCGGTCCCCGGTCATCGCCGAGAACTCCTGCGGCGTGCAATACAGCGAGAACTTGCGCGTGATCTCGCGCGCCTGCGGGAAATTCTCCACGAGGTCGCGTGCCTCCCACATCATCACAATGCGGTCGCGGACGGTCTGCGTGGATTCGCTCGGTTGTCCCCATTGCCGCGGAGCATACAGTCGATCCGTCACCGCCGCGTTGTAAGAAAAAAGCTCACGCTGGATTCGCGCCTCCAGACGCTTCAAGGCATAGCTCGGTGCGACGGTCTCGATGGCGCGCTCGAACCAAGGCCGGTTCTGGATTACTTTCTGAAAATCAAACGGCGGCGCGTCCATAGTTAGTTACCGTTGAAGCTGACAAAAGTCACCGTGTCGGTATCGCCGTTCGCGTCGTCGATTGCGGCTTGCAGTTGCCCGAGCATCTCGTC